CTCGAAGACCAATCGAACGAGAACCACGCCCTCGTCATCGCCAACCTCTACAGCGACTTCGCGATTCAGGTCGATGGCCTCGGCAAATTCTACCTCGACGAAAACGATACGACCAACACCGCCTGCATGATCGTCGAAGCCCAGCAATCCGATATCGCTGCCGCCACTGTTCGCGCCCGTGTCCTGTGTGTGTTTTTAGCTGATGTCCTCGCGCAGCAAACATAAGCGCGCGAGCTGATGACTTCATAGAAGGAGGATCGTTCCATGCCCATGAATCGTGGCCTTTCGAGCAACCTGCTGACGCCGCAATTGTACTCGATCTACGTCGAGACCGGCAAGGAACGGCCGCTCGAATTTACCGAGGTCTTCAATGTCAAGGACATGCCCTGGAACCCGATCACCATCGGCCAGTACTCGGGGCTCGGGACGATGCCAGAGAAGCCAGAAGGCACCCAGTACCGCACCGACGAACCCCTGACCGGCGGCACGAAGACCTACACCGCCGTCCCGTGGGGCATGGCCTTCGAAGTCACCTACGAAATGTGGCGTGACGAACTCTACGGCCTCATGGAGGAGATGACCCGTGAATTGAAGCGCTCCTCCCGCTACCGGCTCGAAGTGAACGCCTGGAGCGTCCTCAACAACGCCTTCTCGACCTCCTTCACCGGTTTCGAGGCCTCCAAGTCCCTGATCTCCACCTCCCACGTCGATATGAGCGGCGTTACCAAAGCGAACCGGCCGTCCGTCGAGATTGGGATCAGCGTCAGCGGTCTTCAAGCCGCGACGACCGCCTTTGAGAACATGACCAACGCTCGCGGCCTCCCGCAACTCATGGTCCCTCGCTACATCATCGTCGGCCCCTCGCAGCGGTTTGTGACGCGCGAGATCCTCGGCAGCTCCGGCGCGCCCTACAAAGCCGACAACGAAATCAACTCCCTGATCACCGAAAAGTTGGAATGGATGGTCACGCACCACAAGACCTCCACGACCTCATGGTTCATGCTGGCCTCCAAGGGCGAGCACGACCTGACCTTCTGGTATCGCGACCGTCCCTCCTTCGATAGCTGGGACGATCCCACGACCAAGAACGCCGTCTTTGCCGGGTACCAGCGCCACACCGAGGGGTTCGGCGCTTGGCAGGGAGTGTACGGCAGCACCGGGTAGTCGAAAGTCACAGGCTGTTGTGACGTGAGCCGCGTGACACAAGGAGATCGCTATGCCGCATTTTCGTGAACCAGTCTTAGTCAGCGAGTCCTATCTATCTGTCGGCGTCCCTGGCCCGTTGTCGAACGCACCTCTGTCGTTGGTCGAACTCATCGGCACCAACGCAGGCGGCACCGGCGGTTATAACGGGTACTTTAGCCACTTCAACGCCTGGGGCGGCCCAGCCGGCGACTCCACGACTGGCGTCGGCGACGGTTGGCTTGTGACCAGCGTCGATGGCGGCACGGATAGCGCCGAGACGGTTCGCCTTCTTGATTCCTCCACCTACGGAATCCTTCGCATCACGACCAACGATGCCGACAACGACAACACCCAGATCCAACTTCGTGGGTCGTCGTTCAAGTACGTCGCGGGAAAGCGCATGTGGTTCGGTATCCGCTGCGCCACGGCCGACGCCGATGACGCCGAGTTCGCATTCGGGCTGATCCTCGAAACCGACACCGACATGATCAACACGCTCCCGACCGACGGGATTTTCTGGGAGAAAGCCGAAACCGCTACGGTGATGGACTTCCATGTTCGCCAGGACGGCACCTCCACCGAAGACACTGCCGTCAACGTCAACTCAGCCGGCTCCAGCGAAGCGATGGCGGATGGCGTCTTCCACACCTATCAGTTCTACATCGACGAGACCGGCAACATTCACTACTACTACGACGGCGTCAAACAAGGCACCGTCGCGGCCGGTAACGCGAACATCCCCGACGACGAAGACCTGACCGTCGCGATCCAGATCCAAGCCGGTGCCGCCGCTGTCGAGACGGCCGACATCGATTGGCTGTACTGCTATCAGGAAAGGTAATCATGTACGAAATCCACTGCACGCCCGGCAAAGTCGCCATCGCCCTTGACCCACCCGAGGAGATGGCGACCTCGCACATCATCCGCCCCGACACCGCCAAAGGCGACAACCACCTCGGGACCGTGATCGCGGTCAATCACGACGGCGATGACCAAGACCACCTCGTCCAAGTGAACTCGCGGGTTGTCATCCCCCGCTACGCCGGGGCGCCGACGACCATCAACGGCCGCGAGATCCACTTCATGAAAACCTCTGACATCCTCGCCGTCGTCTACCCGGTCGAGGCTCCTCTTGGCGCTCACGTTTGAGCAGGTCGCGCGACAAGTCGTCGCGGCCGTCGATTCCAACGCCACCTACCTGCTCGCGTTCGAGTGGCTTAAACAACGCTACGAACAACTCGCCACCCGCGCCAAACTGCGCCACCTCCGACACATCGGCTCCGTTAGCGTCCCGGCCTCCATCGACACCGGCACCGTCTCCATCACACGCGGCACCCGCACCGTCATCGCCGACGCGGACGCCACCCTTGTCTGGAGTCCTGCGCTGGTTGGGCGCCACTTTCGAGGGCGAGTGACGTGGTACGAAATCGTGGGCTACAGCGTAGTCGGCGGCTTCGGCACCCTCCAGCTCGACGCCGACTTCAACGAGGACGACGTGGACGATGGCGCCTACCGGATCGTCCCACGTTTCTCGACACTCGCCGCCGACGCCGCCCAGATTGGTGACACCTTCATCAACCCGCGACGTCGCCATCCGATCGAATTGTGGGACTACCAGAAGCTCGACCGCCACGCCCCCTCGCGTCCACAAGTCGGCGGCGGGGCGATGGTTGTCGCGGAAGTCCCCAACGACGGGGCCTCGGGCCTGCGCCGAGTCGAGTTCTACCCCTACTCCTCCACCAGCGAAACCTACTTCTACACCTACTGGCGGGCACTCTCGACCATCCAAATGAGCGACTATCTCCACCCCCAACTCCCCGCCTACGGGCTCATCGAAGGCGGGCTCATCAATCTCTATCGCTACAAAATGGGCCAAGCGATCGACGCGAAGAACGCGGAGGCGGCGGCCTTCTGGCGGAATGAAATGCGCACCCAGGAAACCAAATGGAACCAATTCATCGTCGAAATGATCAGCGCGGATCGCGGCGAGGATGATGCCTCGTTCATCTTGAAGCACATCGGTGCGCAGGTCGAGCCCCGCGACATTGTCACCGCGCGCGACCACGTCCTCGCGGATTGGAATTGGCCTTGAGACGAAAGGTGGTGATGACCTGTGGCAGCGAAGAAGAAAGTGAAGAAGGGCAAAAAGAAGGCGGGGTACTAAGCCGTGGCTGTGACCGCCAAAGAGTTGACCGATGAAGTGCTCCGACGTGTGCGGGATGTCCACGGGCTCGCGCACAGTCGGGCCTTCGCGCGGACGCTGCTCTCGAAGTCCCAGCAAGTGCTCAATACCCTCCTGGCGGTGGTGACCACCAGCACGACCTTCACCACGCAACCGCATCAGCAACTCTATTCGATCTCAGGCTCGCTCACCGGCACCGACACCGTCTCGCGGGTGCTCGCCGTGCGGGAAGGCGGGCGCGACCTGTCGCACCTGAAGGACTACCGGCAGCTCTCGCACCTCAACCTCCGTTGGCTTCGCGCGATTGGCACCCGCTTCGAGGCCTGGACCCACATCGGCCGCGACCTGCTGGTCATCTATCCCGCGAAAACCTCCACCAGCTCCGTCGAGATCATCGGCAGCAAACTCACCACCGCCTTGACCGGCGAGGCCACCGAACTCGAAGTCCCCAGCGAGTACCACGATCACATCGTCACGCTCGCTGAAATCATGCTCCTCGCGAAGCAGCGCGACTTGGAGCAGGCCATGCGTCAACTGAAGCTGCTCTCCGAAAAATTGCCCATCGACACGATGGCAATCAAGCTCCACCTCGGCGAGCCGCACCAACCTAGCGCGGGCGCAATCCGCGCGTAACGAAAGGACCCTGTATGCGAGTGTTGGCGATGCTTGTGATTATGACGTTGGCGGGGTGTTACACCAACCCGCGCACTTGGGTGGAGCGTGATGGATTTATGGCCCGGCAATATCACGTCAGCGGACATGGGTGGACGGAAAACCGCGTGTTGACCATGATCGAATGTGATTTTGATGATCTCAAGGACAACTCGTTCGACAAGATGGAGTATTGCCCGCCGGTTGGGGATCGCCGAACCAAGACCGTCATGGCGCAGGTCACGGCATCACAGTCGGACACGATCATCCCAGCGGTCATACACGGACTGGCGTTTATGGCCGGCACGTTAGGCGGTGCGGCGATTCTCGGCAGCATGATTCCTTCATCGAACATCACACAGGTGAATGGCGGAAGCACGCTGATGGGCAGTCCAATTCGCACGAGCACCCTCGTGCTGCCCGGCGGCGGGGTCCCAGGAGGCGTCGCCCGGTGAGCGAAGCCGCGATCCTCGACCTCGTCACGCAGTTCTCCAACGGCTCAGCCGACCAGACCGCGCTCGGGCTCTATTACGACCGGCTCACCCAAGAGCTAGCCCGAGCGCCCTGGTTTGTGCTGGCGAGTGTGAAGACCGTCACCGCCAACACGGCCACCTTCACCCTCAACAGCGATGCCGACGCCGGGCCTGTCGAGGTGAAGATCGTGGGAGTGTTCTACGATGACCGCATCCTTGAGCTGATGAACCACGTCGCCCTCGAATCCCTCGCCGCCGACTGGCGCGATCATCGCGGCGCTCCGCTTGCCTACACCGTCGAGGATGAAGCAGCCAAGACCTATCGCCTGTATCCAGCCCCCGCCAAGCCCTCGGGGAGTTTTATCTTCATCTACGGCTCTCCGCTCGGTCTGGACTTCCCACCCTACGCCGTGCTGCTGCTCCACACCGAACCCCGACGTGCCTTCCCCGATTGGATGGACCTGCCGGCGGCCTGGTCGTTGATGGCGCGCGAGTACGGCCACGAATCCCGTCATCGCGACGACGCACTCGCGGACTTCTCGCAATCCTTGGCCGACCTCCTCTGGTCAATGGTGGCCTGATGGCAGGACGACGGCTGACATTCAAGTTCCTCCCCAACTACGACGCCGGGATGATGGGGCAATTTCTCCAAGCCATCCAACTCGCGATGGACGACCTTGAAAACCGTCTCAAAGGCGCCTCGGGCGGGCAGACCCAGACCGAGGTGGCCGACACACAATCCGGCGGAGTGATTTCACTCACCGGCACCAACAACGATTTTCCTATCGGCGTCGGGGGGTATTTCGAGTTCCTGGTGCGCTCGAACGGCGTGTGGCTCACCGGCCTCGCGGGCGGGCAGCCCGGCCGCATCGTGATCATCAAAAACGCCGACGGCTCGAACAACCAGATCAGCATCGCCCACGCCTCCAACTCCAGTCGCTATGAGAACCGGTTCAGAATCCGCAATGAGACCAACCAATCGATCGCCTCCAACGCTGGCCGGGCGTTCGTCTACGTCGAAAAGCCGCGCAGCTTTCAGGGGTGGCATTTGATTACGGAGGTGCCGTGAGAGCCGAGTGGCACGACTTCTCCAAAGGCCTCTGGTCGGTCGGCGGCAAAGAGCACACGATGCCGGGGTTTGTGCGACGCGCGAAGGGGCTGCATTCGATCCGCACGCCGCACCTCCAATCCCGCGATGGCAGCGAGCTTCTCTTTTCGCTGGACGCCCACTCCCTCTACCGTTTCGCCGACCAACGCATCCAAGCGGCCGACGCCGTGGTCTACCTCAATGGCGCCGTCGTCGATAGCGGCCACGACGGCTCACGGCTCCGGTTCGTGCCCTTGCCGCCGCAGCCGGGCCTTCAAGATTACCTCTTCATCACCGGCGGCGGGCGGATGATCAAAATGTCCCCCGACGGCGTCGTCTCGCTGTGGGGGATCACCGAACCCTCCGGCCCCCCGTCCCTCGCCGAAACCAACACCGGCGCAGGTGCCCTAACCAACGGCGTCTACAAATACAAAATCGTCTTCCGCAACGGCATCACCGGCTCGCGCTCCAACGCCCAGCTCGTTGAATCCTCGATCACCGTCGGGAGCGGCCCCAGCTCGGTCGCGCTCACCAACATCCCCGTCTCCACCGACGCGCAGGTCAGCGAGCGCGAAGTCTACCGCACGCAGGTCGATGGCGCGATCTACTTCCGCGCCTTCGTGATCAGCGACAACACCACCACCTCGACCACCGACAACGTCGCTGACGACGACCTGGAAACCATCCAACTCCAGACCGACAACAACCCGCCGACGCCGACCTGGCGCGAGGCCTGGGTGCATGATTTCCAAATGTGGTGGTGCGGCGACTCAGCCGAGGGTGCCCAAGGCCGCGCCTACTACGCTCCTGTCGGCCGCCCTGAGAGCGTCCTGGGCTTTGTCGAAGTCAGCAACACCGACGACCCGACGCAAGTCGGCTTCTCGTGGGCGGAGACGAACTGGGTGATGACCGAGAAGAACATCTACCGTATCGAAGGCGTGAGCGAGCCCTTTCAAGCGCGGAAGGTGGGCCAATGCCCCGGCACCACGCGCCCCAAGACCGTCACCATCACCCCGAACGGCATCCTCTACCAAGCCTTCGACGGGATTCGTCTCTTCAACGGCAATACAAGCGAACTGGTGTCCTTCGACCAGCTCGGCCCGATCTTTCGCGGGCAAGACCTGGAAAACCTCTCGGCCATGACCGCCATCATCGGCGAGTACGCGAAGGACGAATACTTCATCTCCGACGAATCTCAAACCCTCGCCTTGAACCTCACTCGCGGCACCTGGCGCGACCTAGGGATCGGGTGTCGGGCCTTCCATTGCGAACAAGACACCGTCGCCTTCGTCGCGAGCTTCAATTTCGGCGTCTACTCCCTGGAGGCCTACGGCGAAACCTTGGACGGCGCCGACGCGATCGAGATCGAATGGGAACCGGGCGGCAAACTCAGCGACATCTCCCAAGACACCACCTTGCAGCGCATCTATCTCGACATCGACACTGGCGGGCAGCTCCTTCTCCCGACTCTCATTCTCGACGAGGAAGAACTCGAACTCCCGACCTTCCTCACCAACAGGCGCGATCTCGTCGAATACTCCGTCGGCCGGGTGTGCCGACTCGTCAGTATTCGCCTCACTGGCGCCGTC